CAGACCATCGGGCTGCATGCGGAGCGCCGCCCGCGTCCAGCGCGCGTCGGAAAACACTTCGGAACTGTCGAGATCGTACTCATACTCCTCGATCGTGAAGTAGGTGCGCGTCATCGCGCCCGCTGCGCCGTTGATGAGGATGCGACCGGGACGGATAATGCTGAAAGCCGTGTCCGGCGATGCATTCGCGATCAAGGTCTCAGCCACGGTAATGACGGACGATGTCAGCCCGACGATGCGAAGGTTCTGGCTGTTATTCGCCGCATCCGGGAGGCCGGTTGCGCGGATGACGTCGCCGACCCGCAGCCCCTTGGCAATCCAGTCGCCCGCGGCGGCGACGATCGTGCTTGTCGTCGTCGTGACACTGGTCATGTCGACCTGAGTGATGGTCATATCGGCGGCGGAATATGTGCTGCGCATGATCGCCTGCCAGATCGGGTCCGCGCGGCCGATAGCGAGCTCGCTGTTGTAGACGCCGGTCGTACGGCGCGAGCCGTGACGGCCGCGCAACTGCTGACCGTCCTGGCGGACGATATTCGAGTTGATCGACTGCTTCGTCAGCTGACCGCCCTGGCCGCCCGAGGTGCCGAGCAGCAGCGCGCCGGCGCCGCTGGCAGGCGTTCCCTTTGCGCCCTGCGCCTTGATGGCGACATAGCCGTTCCATTGTTCAGAATAGGCCATCGAAGGCTCCCTTGATGTCCGCGTCCAGGCGGGTTGATGGAAGTTGAAACCGAACCGCTCTAGCCGCGGTGCCAATAGATGAAGGCGCAGGTCATGGTCGCGCCGAACCAATTACCATCGTCGGATGCGCTTCCGCCGCCAGCCGTGAACGGATCTTCGGTGCGCAGGTAGCAGCCCGGCGAAACGCTGTCGTAGAACTGTTTGCGCCGGAAGATCTCGCCGATCTGATCGCCATACTGCTTCGCGAGCTCGGTGCCCGACCCAACAGGAACGAACACATGCACGAAGATCATCCCGAGGTACTGGTAAGGATGGCTTCCCTGCTTGCCCTGTCCGTAGATCTCCGACGACAAACAACGAATTTCGAGGTTGACCCATGGCTGCAGTACCGCGTCGCCGTCGACAGGCGGCCACGGATCGGCAGGAACCTCATTTTCAAAGGCGATGCGCGTCAGCGTCCATTCCGCCACCAATTTGGCGCGGATCGCAGCTTCAGCCCCAGCATAGCTAGCCATCAACGCTCCGTAATGATGATGACCGGGAAGCGCCGGTCGGCTTGATTGTGGGCGGTCTTGCCGTGTCTCTTCGCGATCGCGCTTTCAAGCACGCCGGACGCGGCACGCTCCGCTCCATCGTGGCCGAGCCACCACGACGCGCCGGATGACGCCGCCTTGCTCTGATTGACGCCGGCGCCATCGATCACCGCACGATAGGTGAACTGGACGCTGACGACATTCCCGAAGCGGGAGGTGATCTTTCGGCGAGCCTGCTGATAGACCTCAGAACTCCCGGAAACCTTCATTTTCATGCGGCCGACTTCGATTTTGCGGCTGTACGGCAGTGTGTTCGTAATCATGACCTCGTCGCCCGAGCGCCAATTGGCGAGATTTGCGACCGTCCTTCCGTTCAGCATCATCTGATGTGCATTGCGATAGGCGCCCGTCAGGACCGGCGAGAGATCGAACAGCGTTTCCATGGCGAACTGCACGATCTCCGCAATCCGCTGATATTGATAGATGATGACGCCATCCGCCTTCACCCGCTCTTCCGTAGCGCCGGCCACGCCGTCAACGATCCTTATGAAGGACGAGGGCCTTGGTTCTTCACCCATGATGGCCGCATGCTCGCGCTTTGCCGTGCTGACGATCAGCTGCTGCGTCAACTTCTCCGTATCCTGCTTGAGGATGCGGATTGTCTCGCCCATCGTGAGCTTTGCCATCCTCGCCCTGTCAGCCCTTTACGAACATCTCGATGCGAACGACAGTATCCGCCATCTTCATGTAATCCGGCTTGCCGATGATGGCGTGCGGCTCGTTGTCGATCAGCGCAAATCCGCCGGCCTGCGGCAGCCCGAAGCCCTCCAAGCCAGTCGGCGAGATAATCACCTTCTTATCGTTCTGCCGGATGGTCGTGCCGTCGATCTCGTCCGACGAGACCTTGCGGACATGGCCCATGATCTCAACCGACGGTGTGGCCGCATTGGATTTTCGAAGGACGATGGTTTCACCGGCTACGGCGATCGATTCGTCCAGTTTCGCTATGGCGTCCTGAGGCGTGAACATCGTCAGACCCGATAATTTCGGAATCGCTTCAGAGAGCCAGCGATCACCTCGGGAACGGCGCCGTCATTCTGCTGGCCGGGTATTGCCCCGATCCAATATTCTTGCTGCTGGACCATGATGTCGGTGACCTCGGTCCGATCACTCTTCAGGAACGGATCACGGCTCTTGGCGAGCCAGAGCGACTTCAGGAAGTCCATCGCCGCAAACTTCAAATCACCTGGAATAGTCTCGAAACCGGCCTCATAAACGACGACGATCTTCGAGCTGCGCCATGCACTTGGGCAGTCGGATCGCATGCGCGTTACGATGCCCGCTTCGGGATCAACGATATAATCAGTCGCCGTCAACGCAGTGTCGCCATCCGTCAGACTGGTGATATCAGCATTATGCCGGCGGGCGAGCAGCAAGCGATCGAGGTAGACGCTGTAGAAGGTTTCGGTCAGCGTCTCCTTCTTCAGGGTGGGCTCGCCGCCATTCCCGATCGCAATATTGCATTCAGACGCGATCGCCGCGGCGACGCGCTGGTCAAGCGCCAGCAATGTTGCATCTTTACTTGCATCACCAGCGTCAAGCCCAGCGGCTTCCCGACGCTCTTCCACCGTCAGAAGCGTCAGGTCCGTCGCCGCGGTCGTGACGACGAGCGTGCTCCGCATAGGCTTCCGGATCATGCTTATTCCGCCTGATCGCCATTGCCGCCGGCGCCGGCATCGCTCGCAGCGCCCTCGGGCTGGCCCGCTTGCGCCGCGTCCGTTCCATCACCAGTGCCATCGCCATCGCCCGACTGCGGCTCGTCACCGCTTTTGGGTTCGACGGGAGGCGTGGTGATGCCTGCGGCAACCAGCGCCGCGATGATGTCGGCCTTCGTTGCACCGCTTGGGACTTCGACGTTCGCTGCTTCTGCGATCGCCAGCAGGTCGGCCTTTCTCAGCACTTCCAGCGCCGTCGTGTCGACTTCGGCTTCAGCCGCTTCCGCAGGGTGCAGAATGCTCCAGGCGAGATCCCTCGCCGCGACCAGGTTCGGAAGGTCGACTTCCTTGCTGACGTTCACGCCGCCGGGATCGAACAGATCGAATCCGCCCCCTGGAATTGACTCCACGCGGAAACCACGCGGCAACTCATCCGGCCGGTTCACGACGACGGGCTCGACCTTCAGCCCTGCATCGGCGATTTCCTCGTCGGTGACCGCCGCGACGGTTCCCATTGCCAGGCACGACTGTGCGGCGTCATACGGCATGTTGATGATGTTTCCGGCCTCGCGGCCGATCAGCTGTCTGACAAACATGGGTAACCCCTGAAATATGTCGATCGGAGATCTCCGCCGAGCCGAAGCCCGGCGGCCATCACGTCAAAGATCAGTCAATGATCGCGCTCGGCGGCGTTTCCTGCGCATAGCGAAGGTCGGCCAGCAGGAACACGCCCGCGGTGATGTTCGCCGCATTCGAGGCGCCGGTGGTGACATAGATGCAGTCGAAGCCGTTGTTCAGATCGAGCAGCGCCGGGTCGATCTCGAAGATCACCTGCTTGTTCTTAACGGCCGCATCCGTCGTGTAGTTCACCGCGTCGGTGCGGCGAACAAGCGTGTCGGAGGCCGCGGTGTCCAGGTTGGACCAGATCGGCACGGCATTCGCCAGAACCTTGGCGCCGGTCCCGGCAACGTCCTGAGCCTGCATCGGCGTCAGCGCGACAGTGGCGGCGTTGCCCTGCGTCAGTGAAATGACGATGAAGGCTTTGCCGGCATTCTTCAAGTTGATGATGTCGGAGCTGCGGCCGGCAGCATCGGCGGCCGGCGCCAGAGCTTCGACAAGCTTGAGCTGCTGTGGAAGTGTAAAGCGTGTCATCTCGCATTGTCCTTCAGAAAAGAGTGAGGGAGGAGGCAGGGCGCGAGACCTGCCGGATCAGGTTCAGCGCGTCTGCAGCGCGATGAACGGGCTCTGCGTCTTCGTGCCTTTGTACGGCGTCATCGGCACGGACCAGATGGGCTGACCGTTGAAGCGATAGACGAAGCGGAAGCAGGTCTCGTCATAGATAAACCGGACATGAATCGAAGACGCCGATTCCAGCGGACCCTTGTCGATCGCCAGATACTGCGAGAGATCGACAAGCATGATGTCGCCGGCAGTGCCGAGAGTGGCGGCATATTCGACCGGGATCACCGGACGCCCCATCAGGGTGGCGTATTGATTTCCGCCCTGACCGGCCGGCGTGAACATGATCTGCGGCGCCTGAATGCCGCCGACGTTTTCCGTGCCGGCGACGTTCTTGATCTTGATGTTGAACTGGTAGAGCTGGGGCTCGACATCTTGGTTGACGATCCAGACGGCGTTCTTGCGGGAACGCGCAGGCATACGCGCCCACATGTTCAGGATGTTTTCCGCGACGATGGTCGCTGCGAGCTGCCCGGTCTCTTTCGGCACGGTGATGACGGCGCCGCTGTTGAGGAAGCCGAGCGGCATGCCCGAGCCGGAGCCGTTGACGATCGCGTCCTCGATCTTGAAAAGGAATTCATCGGAGAACGCTTTGTTGAGCCAGGCCGCGAGCGCTGTGCTGTCCTGCAGCAGTTCGTCCGTCGCATAGCAGAGCCCCGTCAGCTTATCGAGATCCATGCCGATCCGGCGGAATTTCGGGCGGGAGGGAGTCTTCAACTGCGCCTCGCCCGTCCAGAACGCCTGCACGCCACCCCAGCGGGAGCCGTTGGCGCGACTGGTTTCGTCGACACCATTGATGCGGATGCCGTTGGAGTTTGCGCCGATCGGGATGCGGTTGACGCGGCTGGCGATTTCGCCGGCTTCATAGGTATTCTGCAGCAGGTCGTTGGCGAAATCGACCTGAACCAGGAAGCCGCCATCAGCCGCAATACCCTCGGACATCCCGGTCGGCCCGGCGGACGGAGCTGCGACAAGGCGGGGGTTAATTATCCGGAATGACGGATGATCGGCGCGGGCAACCGCCATCATCTGCTCGCCCAGTGAAGCGAAGCGAGCCCCATTGTCGCGGCCATTACCGCGAAGATCGGCGACCTCATTGCCGTCCTGGGCCGCACCAACCGAACGCTGGCGCTCCATCTGCCGTTCGGCACGTTCGATATTGGCGTCGAGCTCCATCAGCTCCGCGCCGATCGCGTCGTCGCGGGCATTTTCTTCGGACGTCAGATTGCGGTTTTCCTTCGCCGCAAGGTCAAAAATCCCTTGGGCCTCGCGGACGAGGTCGGCGCGACGCTGGCGGAATGCCTTGATAGACATGTTTCAAGCTCCATAGGTTAGGTAGGCCGGGAGTGGGCGCGGAAGTCTGCCCACGGTCCCGGCGGAGCGTGGGGCGCAAACAGATGTAAATGCTCTTATCGAGTGGCCGCTCTAGCCGGCTGATCTCAGACGATGAGCATGCCTGCGACGGCGGAACGCATCGCTTTCGGATGCGGACATGGCGGAATAGTCCGGCTCATTCGCGGCATGTTCCGGCTCGGAGGAATCTAGCTGTGCCTGGCCGCTGATATCCTGCTGGTCGGTTCCGGCTGCACCTCCATCGCCCTGAACGTCGACCAGGTTGACAGCATCTGCCTTGGCGGCGGTCGAGCCCTTCTTGGCCGAAGCCAGCCGACGGATCGTACCGTCGAGCGTGTCGACGCGATCTGCCATCTTCGCCTTGACCGCCTGCTTGTCTTTTACGACGCGCCCTTCGCCGAAGCCGCCCATGACGTCGTGGACAGAGACGCCACGGCCGCGCGCGACCGCTGAAACGAAATCACCGTAGAAGGCGTCGACATTCGACTGGGCGGCCTGCGCGGCCTCATCGGAAAGAGGCTCGAACGCATTGCCTTCGACCTTGTACTTGCCGGCAGAAATGAACGTGAACTTCAGGCCGGCCGCGTCGACTGCCCTCGACACATCCTGGTGCAGCGAGTAGACGCCGATCGAGCCCGCCATCGCGCCAGGCGTCATGACGATCTCGTCGCAGGAACTGGCGATCCAATAGGCTGCCGACGCGCAGAGGCTGTTGACTTGCGCGATGACCGGCTTATCGCCGCGGCCATTGTAGATTTCATCGGCAAGCGCCTGAACGCCGCTGACGTTTCCGCCCGGGCTATCGAAGTTGATCACGATTGCCTTCACCGATGGATCGCTCTTCGCGGCACGGTAGCTGTTGGCGACACGTTCAGTCGAAGTGCCGCCTGGCCCGCTGATATCGTCGACCTGCGACGCGTGCTGCGCGACAATGCCGAAGAAGGAGATAACCGCGATGACGGTTGCTGCCGACGACGATCCGCCCGGCGCAGCCGCGGAGACGTCCATGGCGTGGCCCGTGTCCGCATCGTAGTGGGTCGCAACGCCGTTCGGCTGCCGCTCGCCCTTGATGCCGGCGATCTCTTCAGGCGAAAGCCGCACGCCTTCAACTCGGCGTTCGACCACCTCGGCGATCGCCTCAAGCCGATCCGGCATGATTGCCCACGGCTGCTGCATGATCGCGGCACGAAGATGCGGAAACCTAGTCGTCATGTTCTTGCTCCGAGAATACGTCGTGATCGTCGAGGGCGGGACCGCCGTTGTGGCCGATCTGCGCCGCGGTTAGGCCTGCCGAATTGTTGATCGGCATATTGTCGGGAGTGGTGGTGTTGGTTGGGACAAGCGGCTCATCCAGGCCGTCGATGGGGTTATATCCGAGCGCCTCGCGCGCTTCGTTGCGCGTCAAGATGCCATTCAGAACGAGACGCGAATAGAAATCGGCCAGCGCCTTGGAATCGCCCCTGATCAGGGGCTCGACATCGAACTGCGCCTCGTAGAGGTTCGGCGCAAGGATAAGGTCGCGACGAATGCCGGAGGTCCAGCAGCTGAGCCAGGGCATCAAATTGTTGCGGACGAAGGCCAGCATAATTGCTTCGACCCCAGTTCCCCAGGAACTGGTCTTCGTCATGTGATGCAGAAGCACCAAAGGCACGTCGAACCAGCGCGCGATCTCCTCGATCGAGAACTCCCGGCTCTGGATAAACTGGGCCTCCTCGGCATTCATACTGATCGACTTGAACTCGGCGCCTTGTTCCAGGATGGGCGTTTTCCCGGCATTCCCAAGACCGCTGAAGGATTGATTCCACTGCGTCTTGAACCGTTCGAATGCGGGATCGCTCATCTCCGTCTTGACGCTGACCACACCCGAGGGACGCGCGCCGTTCGAAAACATGCGGGCGCCGTGCTCTTCAGCGGCGAGGGCAAGCCCGATCGTTTCCTTGGCATAGGCAATCGGGCTGATGCCGACGATGCCACCAGGCGCCATATGGCTGCGGAGGTGGAACATTTCGTCCTGCAGCAGGATCCGCGTCCCCTTCATTGGGTCGGAGACGGTGTAACGGATCGAATAATCCGGCATCCGCTCCGCAATGACGCGATCGGGATGGATGGGCTCCAGCCGATCGGCAAAACCGCGAGGGCCGGCGATGATCTCGGCATA